ATATATCTCAGCCATTGAAAAAAAGACATATCCTTTGTGACGTGAATTTGGGCATTGAAAAATGGGTATAATTCCTTATGCCTCATCTCTTAAAATTAAACCGTTTAGAAACAATTATAGATCCACCTTTTGCGAACGGGTCGATTATTAGTCCGAATCCCATCTTTTTAGTCTCGTAGCTGCCGTATAGTCCCAAAGACGGTAGTTTGTAGTAATAGCTCACAACCCCTCCTATATGCAATGTATTCGGGTAAATATTGTTAGTAATAGTTTCCTTTATTTGCATTGTCGGAGCCTTCCATTTATACGATACCTTAGCCCTCTTAAGCTCGTTTTTATAAACTTCCTCGTGCAGAATAATATCGATGCTGTCATTTCGTATAGTATCCATATACCCTCGTTTTGTGAAGTAGTCCCGTAGTATTTGCTGCGTGTCGATCGGGCCTTGTGCTGCCTCGTAGTTGTAATTATTCGTAACATAAATTGGTCTCGGGAATGAATCTGTTTTTAGATTATGTTCGGTGTCTTTTGATGCTATCCAAATTGTATCTATTTTCCTTATGGTTTCAATTGTCTGATTTTTATTATCACACTTTTGAAGCATTAATACAAGTATGGCATACAGAAAAATTACAACCGAAATAAGTATAAGTGGGTTTTTCATTATGCAGCATCTTTATATGTTATGGTTACAGTCCCTTTTTTAATCGCTCTATAAATTAGTGGGTAAATTTCCATGTATTTTTTTCGGGAATTAACAACGCCTTTTTGTGAGCCTATGGTACCAAAAGAAGATCCCACAATATAACATCCGTGCGTATCGTCGTCTGAGTTCCCCCAATGCAAAAGAATAAACTCAAACCCTGGAACATCCTTAACCCAAATTAATTGATGTGGGGTATACATTAGCCTTTTAGCTGGGTGTAATTTATTATAATCCTGTTTGGATATTAAATTGCCCTCTACATCCGAATAATATTCAGTTGAAAACTTCGGGGATATTCTCAGAGATAAATTATAAGTCCCATTTGGTATTCGGGTTTCTCCATGAATTTTTATATCTCGTTTCTCGTCCTCGACACCAACACCTTTAACGGTTTGATCGTCGGACTCGAAATTAGAAAGTGTCCAATCCTTTTCACTTGGCTGTCTTAATACTGTTATTTTCATAGGTTGATTTTGTTTTTAAAAGTTAAAGTTCCAAAAGAAATAATCCGGTAAACTATAAAACACTTCGGCAAATGTCCATGTAGGGTGAAAGTGCGAAATGGTGATTATAACCAAACACCCGTTAATAAACAGAATCCAAATGATAGTAAAGAATATTGTGCGAAGCAGTTTGTTCTTGCTCTCCTCTTTCTTTACCTCGGTGATCGTAGGGATGTGGTCATGTTCATATACCATTGTTCTTTCGCTTTAAAATTTTATCCTGCATTTCTTTTAGGTCCTTAATAATGTTCTTGCGTTGCCACATTTCGTAAATGTACTTGCCGATAAAAGCTAAGCAGTTTATAAAAACGAAGATCGTGCAAAACACAGAGTAGCCCATTAATAATCGGACACTAAATGCCCCGCGTATTGCTATTCCTATGTTCACCAAACAGAACACAAGGATTAAAAATTTAACTGCTCTTTTCATTTTTCATTCGGGTTAAGTGTATTATTTTTAATTTCTCTACTAATTCCGGCACATCTCCGTATTCATTGTGACACTTTCGGCAAACAGCCATTAGGTTTTCGATCTTGTCTTTTTCGCCTTTCGGATCTCCACCGCTTCCCCTGTTCTCAATATGGTGTATATCATTGGCTCTCGTTTCGCATATCTCACATGGTATAAAATCCTCTATTCCGTAGTTAAAGAACTTCATGTATATTTTAGTGTGTTTCTGCATCTTTCTCAAACCAACCGCCCCCTAAATGGATCTCTGAACTTCCTTATTAACTCTCGGGGACGGTTGGGGTTTATTTATCACAAATGTAATATTTATCACAAATGTAACAAATTTATTTTATTAACAATTATATTACTCTCTCGTAAATGTGTGATAAATGTTTAAGCCAGAGTAGTGATACAAACCACTCCTGTTTTTCTCGGTTCCATAATAGTTTCGGGTTAAACCCTTGGGCCTTCCATGTCGTAAAGTCGGACATGGCTTTGCTAAATTGATTCGTTGCTCTTATCATATCTAAAATGGTAAATCTTTATTACTTGTTTCGGTTTTTGTTTCTGTCGGGTCTTCTCGGTTGTAATCCATTACTTTAGTTAACCAACCAACCCAACGAGCTTTAATTTTACCTAACGCCCCACCTCTGAACTTTGCAATGATAAAAATAAAAAGCCCTCGTATGTCGTATGTATTGGCTCCTATTGAATAATCCCCGCTATCCCTGTAGTATTCCGGTCTATGGCAAAATATAACCATATCAGCATCTTGTTCGATTGATCCTGATTCTCTAAGGTCGGTTAGTGCTGGTTCTTTTTCTGAGGTGTTTCTTGTTTCTACATTTCGGCTTAATTGTGAAAGCGCGATAATAGGTATGTTTAATTCCCTTGCTAAAACTTTTAACGATCTGCTTATCTCTGAGATCTCCCTCTCCCTGTGTTTTGCACTTTCAACGCCTTTCATAATCTGCATATAGTCGATAATAATTAACTCGATGTTCTTTTCCCTTTTCATTCTTCGGGCCGAACTTCTTAATTGAACCATTGTTAACTCGGGTGTTTCATCCATGTAGAAAGGAAGTGTATCGAATGCTTTGGATTCAAAATGTATTTTATCTATATCGGAGTGCTTAACGGTTTTTTGTACAACCTTTTGGCTAGGTATACCGCTCTCAATTGCTAAGGCCCTCGATACTAATTCCTCGTTTGTCATTTCCAAACTATAGAACGCTACAGGGTGTCCTGCTTTAGCTGCTGAGATCCCAAAACATAAAGCTGCTGAGGTCTTTCCCATCCCTGGTCGGCCTGCTAAAATAATTAACCGTCCGTTTTGCCAACCGTTCGTATGTTCGTCGAGGGCTGTTATTCCGGTGGTAATCCCCGACATTTTGTTTGTATGTAGCGATAAGTTTAATTCCTCGATAACCTGATCCTTTATTTGTTTTAGGGTTTTTATACTGGTGTTAACTATTCCGCTTGTAATCTTGTCAATCCTTGACATTGACTCCTCTTGAAGCTCGAAAGCATCTACCCCGTTCTGAAAAGATTTTTTGTAAATATAACTCGAGTTAAAAGCTATTTCCCTTAATATGTAATTCTGTTGTATGATTCTGGCATGGTACTCAATATTTGCCGAAGATGCAATCCGGTTTGTTAAGCTTGATATGAAGTAAGCCCCCCCAACCGTGGCAAGCTGGTTCATGGCCTGAACTTCTTTAGTAACTGTTAAAATATCTACAGGCATCCTCTTTTCGTGAAGTGCCGAAATAGCCCTGTAAATAATTTGGTGGTTTGGATCGTAGAAAGATTCGGCCCGTAGAATGTCATAAACACCGAATAGAGCATCGTTCTCTAGTAAAATGGCCCCAAGTACCGCTTCCTCAAAATCGACGCTCTGTTGGGCTGTAAATTGGCTTAGTTCTTTCATAGTCCTAATTCTCCTAAATTTTTAGCTGGTGTTTGTGTTCTACTACCAATGTTGTTATATTCAGATCCTTCCCACTTCCTGACCGCAGCCATCCAATCCTTCATTGGGTTTCTTCCAACTTTCCATCCGTTAGAAATATAATGATCCATCCATTTTTGTGGGTTAACATTATTTCTTCTTTCTAAACAATATTTTTTAACATCTTCTAAAGTAGGGGCAATAAATACTTTACTTTTATTTACTTTACTTTTATTTACTTTACTTTGCGGTGTTTCTGTTACAGTAACTACCGATTCCACGGCTATATCTGTCACAAATTTACCGTTTGAACGCTTTTGTTTGTTTGAAATATCCTTAGCTTTATTCCTTTTTTTGTATACTGGAGCCAATCTTTCGTCTAACCTTTCAGAACAAACAAACCCATTTTTAATAAATAAAAGCTCAAGTTTAATACAGTAATCCACAACATCCCGTATTTCTGTAACAGAAACCCCAAAATCCCCAGCCATTAATTCAAATTCCATATCCGAATATTCAAACACATTCCCATCACCGCCGGTTAGATATTCTAATATCATAACCCAAAGACCATAAC